TGAACCCTCGAGAGCGTTCATAATTGCACCAAGAGTTAAAGGACCAACTCTACCATCCTCTTTTAAACCAGCACTAAATTTTGTATTGAGTAATTTTTGAACTTCTAAACCTGTGGCTTTTCTAGTTGTTTTAGTAGTTGTTGAAGGAGTGCTTGATACGGTCGGAGCAACAGTTTTAGGTCCAACACTAACTTCTTGTTTACCACCAACCACAAAATCTGTCACATCAGAACTTTCTTGTTCAGAAATAACTTTACCTCTCCTATAGTCAAAGAGATATTTCATTTCATTTATTTCTTTAAGTATATTAGTATTTTTCATAATTATTTGGTAGTTTTGTTAAATACTTTTTTACAAAGTCTATAGTCTTTATTAGTTTTTCTTGTACCACAAGCTTGTTCTAAAGTTGTTGCCCCCGCAACAGGTGCCGCTGAGAATGTTGTAGTGGTAGCCGCGGCAGGTGTAGTAGGTGTAGTAGGGGTTGTTGGTGTAGTAGGTGTAGTAGGGGTTGTTGGTGTAGTAGGTGTAGTAGGGGTTGTTGGTGTTGCAGGTGTCGTAGGTGTTGCGGTTTTATTGGTCGCCGCCGCTGATGAACCTCCACCTAATTTTGCGATAATAGATGAGATTGTTTTAGGTCCTGCCACACCATCCGCAGTTAAACCTAAAGATTTTTGTATTGCCATAATATCGTCTTTAGCAGCCTCATTTAAAAATGATTTACTACCGTGTTTTAAAAGAATACTTCTTTTTTCTTCTTCAGTTATAATTAATCTTTTCATGATTATATTTTTCTTAATTTATTAAATTCCTAATTTAGTTCTAACTGCCTTAGCAGTCACATCATCAAACACACCTGTTTCCGCAACTCCAACAAGTTTTTGGACTTGTTTTACATTGGATTGAGCCACAGGACTTGGTGTTTTAGTTGCGGTTTTACCTGTTGTTGAGGTTTTACTTGATGTAGAAGTTTTACTTGAGGTTGTTGGGGTTACTGTTGAGCCAGGACATGTATACGATTTCATAGTACCATCAGGAGCTTTATATCTTCCGTTGTCATAATAAACAGAACCACCGATTGTGATTGCATAACTACCATTAGACATTTTACCTGGTTTAGCGTCCTTATTGTTAAGGATACATTTATATTTAGCCCACGAAGGTTGCCATTTAACCATAGACGCAATCATCGCGGCTTTAGCACTTCTTGAAATTGCTCCGAACATACCTCCTCCTGAAGATTTTCCTGCTCCAAGTTCTTCTGATTTTCTTTTAGCTGCTAATAATGGTTGGTATACATATTTATTCCATTCACTATCACTATCGATATCACCATCTAAATCACCTAATAATGTACTACCAGGGTAATTTTCAGCATATCTTTTATTAACCGCACATAAATCAGGAATTGTTGCGATTTGTCCTAATGCCGATTTAATAGCATCTTCATCGGTACCCCATCCATCAATTGCGGTTCTCACTTGTTTTGAGATACTATCGAGAGTTCCTCCGTTCATTGTTGATTTACCCATACCTGAAGCATTACAAGCGTCAAATATTTTTTTAACACCATTATAAGACCCTGCAGATGAATTAACATAAGCCAAAGCGGCTCCCACAACACCACCTAAAGCAAGTCCTGTCGCTACCGCTCCCGCATCAGCTTCATCTAATTCAGAATATTCATACATATCTGATTTACCACATCCCTCACACATTCTATTATCCATGTCTTCGGTTATGTATTGTTTTCTTGTGGCACTCTTATGAAGTTTTAAAATTCTTTCTTTTTCTTCTTCATTTAGAAAATACAATTTTTTCATAATTACATTGTTTATAAATAAATATCTTATTAGTTAAAAAAAAACATTTAGAATTCATTATCTAAAAAGAAAAGTGGGTTTCCCCACTTTACCTAATTATTTTTTTCATTGTCCCGTCTTCATACACCTCAAAAATTAAACCCTATAGGTAATAAAGCGGATGATACATTATCATCTAAAAAACCTGCGGTACTATTAGGTAATGTTCCTGAATACGCGGTATTATTCCAATTGGTAAAATTATCATAATTAACACCACCTGTTATTGGTGTATATGTTCCACTTGATGATGAGAAAGAATACCTACCTGATACTTGTCCTACAGTTACAAATGACATTAAAAAAACTAATATCATTAATATAAACTTCATAGTTATTTTTTTTAAGATTATTGTAATTTATAAATATTCTAAATTAAATTAATAATAAGTATAAACACTTAATAAGTTTTATTAATTTTTAGTTAAATGAGCAAAGTATCAATTTAAATTATCAAACAAAAAAAAAGGTCAGATTTATCTGACCTTTTTCTTATTTTTAAGATTTTGATTATCTCAATTCTCTTAAGTCGAATGTACGGATACCATCAACAGTTACTCTACCATAGAAACGGTTGTTAACCATTTTCTTAGCGTATCTTGTCATAATACCTTTGATAGGTGTAAAGTTGAATGGGTTATACATTGTAGGTGTTAATTGTAGAGGTACATACGGTGCGTAGATGTAACCTGTGTCTAACAATGACGTTCCCTTGTGACCAATTAAGATTTGGTTTGGTGGGAAGTAAGGGTCACGGTAAACTTGGTAACGACCTGATAATGTACCAACTCTTTCAATACCCATGTTGTATTGGTCTTGCTCAGGAGACGCGTTAGATACGTGGAAGTATTCTAAATCATCAAAAATCGCAGAAACCTCAGAAGATACAACAATCCAGTTAGCTCCACCTCTTAAAGTAGATTTGTGGATTTGTGCTGACAATTGGTTGATTGCAGTAATCAATGTTTGGTTCCAGTCTTTTTGTGTATACGCAGTAGTAGCGTTGATTCTTCTCCATCCGTTGTAATCCCAACGTAAGTTCCAAGCCGCACCTTTTCTAAGGTCTCTTAAGATTTCACGGTCGATTTCTGCCGCAACTTGTTCAGATAATAAAGCCGTTAATTCAGCTTCAGCATCGATGTTGTGGAATGCCGCTACGTCTTGAGCCAATTCAGGTGACCATTGTGCTCTTAATTTTCTTTCAGTTACAGAAACTGTTACAGACTCAAGGTCGAAAGAAACCTCACCGATTTTGTCTTCGAATTCAAGTTCTTTGTAACGTCTAAATACTGCAGTGAAGTCATTAAGACCTAATGTATCGATTGTAGTACCTGTGTAACCATCTAAAGATGTTGCGTTACAGTTAGCACATACAGGACAAGAAAGGTCAACTTCTAAAAAGATACATCCATCAGGAGTACAAATATCATTAAAGTATCCACCATTTCCTTCTGTAGGCCAAGATGCTTGTGCTCTTGTTGATAAATTAGAAACAATTCCTTGTCCATATTGTTGTGTAACTACACGGAACAATAAAGAATTTGGTATAGTTTTAGCGTCGTCAGCAAAAACAACATTACATGGTGAATCATCATCTGTGAAATTTTCGTTAGCGAATACTCTTAAGTCTGCTAAGAATGATTCAGTATCATACTCATTTCCATCAGGTCCGATTAATTTACCATTACCTGTGTTAGCAAAACCACACATTTTAACGATTACTTTTCTTACGTTTTCGCCATTGTATTGACCATCAGCGTCAACTAAGTTAGAACCATTCCAAACTTGTACGTCTGTAGTTGCAGTAATCGCCGACCACTGACCTTTAGAGTAATCAAATAATCCTGGAGGGTCTAATTGACCTTCATTACCTTCATAGAATAAATCGTAAAGATTTTTCTTGTAAGTAGGATTGTAATTAGACGCAGTACCTGTAGTATAACCTTGACCAGCTTTAGCTTTGTCAGCAGTTAAACCATCTACCGCTCCAACAGGACCGTAATGTTCTCCTGAACCACCTTCATAAGTCGCTGCATCATAACTACCATCTTTATACCCTTGAATTTTAGGTACGAAGTAGAATAATTTACCGATAGGTAAGTTCATAGCTTGTACAGACACGATGTCGTTAGCTAATAATTTAGAGAATACACGTCTAACGATTGGGAAAACAACAGTTTCAAATGAACCTGAAGAACCGTCAGAAGTTGCCTCATTAATTAGGTGAGACGCTTGGTTCTCATATAACTGAGCTACGTTCTCTTTTAAATGTCCTCTTAGACCTTCTAGGAATCCTAATCTATCCCATTTGTTAATTGTATCTTCTTTGATAACTTTAAGGTGCTTAAGACCGATGTTACCAACAAGACCTGATTCTAATAATGCTCCCATTTTTTTTGGTTTTTTATTTGCTTTTTTGTTTATTTATTTTTTATTATCTTAATTTTGACATTAAGTCTTTCATTCTTAAGAATTGTGGATTTTCATATGTCTTAGACTCAATCAAGTTAACCGCTGAACCTGTAGAAGGAGTTTTTTCAATTACTCTTTCAAATGATTCGTTGATTGGTGATTGGTTTGATGACACAGATAATTCATCCTTAACTTGGTGATATAAATTCTTAGACTCTTTAATAGTTTCTACAGAATCAAATCTTCTTAATATATTTATTTTTTCTTGTTTAGACGTTGAGTGTTCTGTAAACAAACGTGTAGCGTAAGCCAAGTTTGAGTTAAACACCGCAACCTCATTCAATTTATTTCTGAAGATATTTAATGCTTTTCTGTATTCTTCATTTTTTTCTCTAAGGATTTGTATTTCTCTCGCGTCAACGTTTTCAAACGTAAGGTTTCTATTAGGAGTGATTCCTTTTCTAAGCCCTCTTCCTGATTTAGAACCATTACCATATGTACGTGCCGCTTCTTTTGCTTCAAACTTTTTAGGTTTAACTCTAAATTCTCCATCCATTTGACCATTATCTTTGTCAGCGTCAAACTTAGATGCTTTTTTAGCGTTTCCAAATCCAATTCCTTTACCACCGTAACCTTGTTTTTTCACACGTAAGTTTTGGTTAGGTTTGCCATCATAAGAAAATTTAGGTTTACCCATTCCGACTCCAGGTATTTTACGTGACATTTTTTTACTTTCCATTACAGGTTCTTCCATATCTTCATCAATACCTAATCCTCCTGATATTCCTCCTGCTAAAGCACCACCCCAAGACCATTCTTCAAGTTCATCATAATCTCCATCTTTATAGTCATCCGTAGTGTCATATTCATCTTCATCTTCACCACGTCTACCAAAATGGTATTTTAAATCACGATATCTAGAGTGGCCCCGTTCAGAAAGTTCAGGTTCTTCTCCATCAAATTCAATTTCGTAAACGATATCATCGTTATCCTCACCTAATTGGTCAGCACCTTCGTCTCCGTACATTTTGTTCATATCAATACTATCGAAATCATCTTCATCTAAGGCACCCATATTTGCTTCATCGTCATAATCTTCGCGAACGGCAGCGTAAACACCTTCGTCCATACCACCAAGTCCAACAAAGTCAGAAGTGTCATCATAGTCAGAATCTTCAGAATATTCATCTTCAACACCAAAAACTCTTTCAACAAGAGCATCGATATCTTCATTATTCATTCCATCTGTCGACCAATCTTCTTCATTCATATCACCTAATTCAGAGTATTCGTTCAGATAATCTTCTTCTTCAATGTTTTCACCTACTATCATATATTCTTTGTTTGTTTCGTTATCTTTTAAGTTTATGTTCCCATTAGGGTCTTTAGTAACCACTATTTGGTCTTCAGGTCCAAGTAATTGAAACACTTTAAGAACTTCAGAACTAGGTTGACCTGTTAAGTCAATTACATCTTCAGAATCCGCATCTACATCAACGTCAATGTCTTCATCACCTAAGTCGTTATCTGTATCCATATCATCTTCGGCATCCATATCAATGTCTGCGTCATCTTCAATGTCAACATCTGTTTCAACCTCATCTTCATCTTGTTCAGATAGAGATTCTTTTACTAAATCTTTGATTTCTTGCTTCATCGTTGATGCAAGTATTCCTTTTGCATTTTCGGCAACCGCCTCTTCCAAATTCTTCATTTGGATGATTGCTTCTTCTACTAATGATTTTTCTTTTGCCATTTTGCGTTTTTTATTTTTATAATAAATATTACCAATTGTTAAAAAAGTTTTATTTTTAACTGTTTCAACAATTAGTTTTTATATTCCATAAATATTTCTATTTTTGACAAAAAACAAAAAGGAGGTCTATTGACCCCCTTTTCTATGTTAATTAAACTATTGAAATCTAATTATTCTATCACCTCATCTATTTTACTTTCAACAATAGCGGTTATTCGCCAATCTTGTGTATAATGCTCAAACACCTTAGTAATTTTAGCTTCAACATCAGTTGGGTTATAACCCTTAACTAACTTTTCTTCTTTTTGTTTTTTTACTTTACCTGATTCTGAATCTACCATATCAATGGTAACTCGGGCAATGAAATATTTTTCGTCCATAAATAAATTTTTTTAGTATCCTAAATAATCGGATAACTTTCTCATTAAGTCAAGTGATTTATTTCCTGACTGTCCAACATTTCTTTCAATTGACATTTTTTTCTCCTCATCAAGATTTTCCTCGAAATTATTTTTGTCTTCAGGATTTAAAAATAAATAAGCCCCAGGTGTTGATGGTGACGAAACTAAATCAAAACAAATCAATTCAAAATCATCCTGCACTTCATTTTGTTCCCCAACCTTTTTTAATGAACCTACCCCACGAGAAGAAATACCAAGAGTTACCCCTTGTCTTAAATAGTTTGCCGCTAAATCACCTTTTGTGGAACACACACCTCTTTCATGAAATCCTGGGCTTGTAAGTAATTTTAATTTACCCATTAATATTGGTCCATCCCACCATACATCAGTTATAATATGAGATACTCTATCTAAGTCTATAAGAGAAGATTCAGGGTGATTCAATTCAGATAATGATGTCCCCTTTTCAATCATTTTTTTGTAATTATCAGCTTCTCTTTTTAAAATCCTTTCAGGGTAAATTCTACCGTTCCTATTTGGTGTATTATATTTTTGTAATACTGCATAAAATTCAAAAGGTTTTGTATGGTCCATGAAATTTTTGGATTCTCTGATTAGTTCAGAATTATACTTATCTTTAGGATTAATAAATCCTGCGTCATATTCGATAAGAATTCCTTTACCTACTTGGCCTGGTTGTATTATTTGTAAACTCATTGTCAATTTTAATTATAAATATTGAAGTATTTGAGTTTATACTTTTACTTTATCTTTTTTGCTTGAATAATAGGTGAAATACCTACTC